GTTTTCCTGTCCCGGCCAAGGCTGGTGCCCGGCGGGAGGTTGGGCGTAATCATCCGCATGACTTCGCGCGGAACCGATCCACCATCAGAGGTCGGAATGGGAGTGCCGGACGCATCGGCGGGGGGCGCGGTGTCGCCTTGGGCGATGCCGGGAGGTTGGGCGCCGCCTGTGATTGCCTGCGCGTATCGCTCGGGCGGAAGCACCTTGTTAGCGCCATGCTCGGCACCGTGAACGCCACGCGCGAACTTGGCCGCCGTCATGGGGTCGTTCAGGTCGAGCGGCTGGTTGGGATCAAGGCCGCCGATGCTGGCGACGTTGCGAGCCCACTGCCCCGGATCGTTTGCGCCGTCACCAACGGGAGCCCAACGCGCTCCGATCTGCATCAGCGTCATGGGCTGGCCGTTGTTGAACTTGGCCGGGTACGCCTTGACGTTGTTGACCGCCAAGCGGATGCCGTCGTCTAGCGAGGCGGGCTGCTGAAAGCCGCTGTTGGGGCCACCGCCGACCGGGCGAACGTTGCCGATGTTGTACGGGTTGACGCCACCACCACCACCAGCCGCAGGCGGGGCCGCACCACCACCACCGCCCGAAGGCACAAGGTCGAAGCCTTCCTGCTTGTCCTTCCAATAGTTCTCAAACGTGCGAGTCTGGTTGAGAATCTGCCTCAGCCGACCGTCTACCGCGCGGTCGTACTGCGGCGGCATGTCGATCTGATATCCGAGCCTTTGGCCTTCTGCCAATGCAGCCTGATACGCAGCCGGGCGTTCGGTTTCCGGCAGGCTCAGCACGCCCATAGCGGCCTTGGCCGTCCACTCCGACGCTTCCTTGACCTTGGCGCGGCGGCCCGCGTCCATCTTCTCCAGCATCCCGGAAATGCCCATAGCGACGTTCGGGCGCTTCCGGGCGATGTTCTCGATAGCGGCTTGGTCGCCTTTCATCGCAGCCGGAACTAGCTCGTTTACTTCCTTATCTATGCCGCGTTCTTCTTCCTGAACGCGAAGCTGTGAGCCGAGCGCAAACGAGCGGGCGAGGTCCGGGTAAAGAACGCCGCTCACTTAAACCACCCCTTGTAGCCGATCACGCCGGCCGCGTTCTCGACGCCCTTGCTGATCCCGCTTGCAAGCGCGTTGGCGCCTGCCGAATAAGCGGAGCCGCGCGCCACGCCACCTCGGAAGATGTTGTCCGCCGCGTTGCCGGTCAGGTTCGCCGCCGTGTTGTTACCACTGGACGCCGCTTGCCCGCCAAGTCCTGAAACCGCGAGCAGGTTGTTCATATAGTTCCCGTATTCCTCGGAGGCGATGCCCTGCCCGAAGGCGGTAATAGCCTTCTGTTGCGCGCCCGAGCGGAGAAGGCCGCGCGAGGCCGCCGAACGGTCCAGTGCCTTCGAGCCCTCATCCATCCGAAACTGGTAGCCGGGCGAAGTCTCAAAGTCGGCCAACGCCTGCTGTTGCGTTTCCTTCGCGCCTGCAGGGTCGAGCCCGTATGTGTTAAAATTTCCGCCGTTGGTCTTGAGTGTGCCGAGCCCGAGCAGGTTCGTGACCTTGCCGATGGCGCCGCCGCCAGCCGCGACCCAGGGAGACAGAGCCGCCCGCGCCCGCGTCGCCTCTTCCTGCTGCATCTGAGCGGCACGGTTGGCCGCGCTCGCAGCCATGTTGCCGCCAGCCTGCGCACCTTGCTGGGAGATAACACCGGAGAGGGCTGAGAAAATCGCCATCTAGAGCGCCTTGCAGAACGTATGCTCGGCAACCGAATAACCCGCCCGCTTGTAGACTTGGGCGAGTGCTTCGTGACGGAGCCCATGCTCCGCGACCATGCCGAAGAATTGTACGTTGCGCGCCTTGGCGGCGGATTCGAGGTGCCTGAGCAACTCGGCGCCCGCACCTTTGCGGTGCGGTGGCTCACAATACCAGAACAACTCCTGCCCGATAAGCACTTTCTCATTCCAGTAAGCGGGAGAGTAAAGCGCCCCGGCCATGCCGACCGGCTTCCCATCCTTCTCGAAAACCAGCAGAATTCCGGCCTCTGCCAGCCGCTCCAAGGTCAGCGCGAAGCTGACAGGACAAAACTCCGCTTTGTCGGCCCATCCCGCCTCAGCAAAGAAAGCGCGGCCCATCTCGATCAGTTCGGGCGCGTCGTCTGGTACGGCGTCGCGGATCATCAAATCACCTTCCAGTCAGTACCATTGCCGATCGCTTGCACGATGTCGGAGCCGCCACCCGCAAGCGTGCTGCCTACGGTCGTCACGCTCGAATCGGTGCAGATCACCGTGTCGCCCAACGTCGGCGTCATGGTGGCGATCACCGCGTATGTGTAGGTCGTGCGCTTGACGACGCCGGTTCCGATTAACTGCAGATAGGCAATCAACCACTGGCTCGGCGTGCCATCCTGGTTGACGATGCGGGTCTTGGAGTTGAATGGCGCGGTCATCGGGGCAGCGGCTTGATGTTGGTCCGCATCCCGTAGAAGGCACGCTTGACCGGATCTGATATGGAAATCTCGACCGTCCGTTGCCGGAAGGCGCCCAGCCTGTCCCACATGGCGCGGATGTAGCGGACACCCTGCCGACCAAGGCTTGCGCGCCGCTCGTGGCTCCAACTGAATCCGCCGTCGTCGCTGTAGCGCATCATTACCTCGGGGTCGGCCCCCTGCCCCGAAATCGCGCCGACGCCCAGCTCGCACTCAAGTTCAAAGTCCACCATGATCGCCCGCAGCGTCTCGGCATAGAACGGCAGGCCGACAATCACGGACCGTATGGGCTCGTCGAGATCGGTGTAGGTATCGAGGTCAAGCTCCGCGACCTTGCCAGCCTGGAGCCCCACCAGCGTCTTGCCGAAGGCGCTGAAAATGCACTGCACGTCCCACTTGGCGGGCTCGATAGACGTGCCGCTCTGCCTCTCGTGCCAGATGGGCGCCCCGGCCGCTGCGGAGGCCGCAGGATCGAAAACAAAGGTCCGGTTGAGGCTCGGCAGGGTCAGGACGTAGAAGTGATGCCCAGCCTGGAAATACGTCATCCCGTAGGCATCGCTCACGGTGCCGACGCGCAAGACTTCCTCGATTGCGTGGGTCGAGATACGCGCGGGCTGGTAGCCTTCGGCGCGGTACACGATCCGGTCGTCACCCAGCCAGAATACGGAGTTGTCCATCTTGGCAGGGCTGCGACGGGCCGCGCATCCGCGCTCAAGTAAGGCGCCCGGCACGCGCTCGAACGGGAACGGCGAGGCGCCGGTATTGGCCCACACCTCAACGGTTTCGGCGCCGAACAGCCACACCTCGCGGTGATCCACGAGCACGCGCAACAGGCCGTCCGGGCTCGATTCCGCGCTCGCCACGTCCAGCGCATCCCAGGATTCGAAGTCGAGCAGGCCGGAAACATAGAACTGCCCGCTGTCATCGTTGCGGGTGCCTACGGCATAGCCGTCGATATAGGCGATGCTGGACAGGCCCTCAGCGGGATAGCCCGCCGCCGTGACCTTGGTTACGGTCGTTCCCACGATGACGAACAGGTCGGGCACGACAAGAAGGCCGATCTGCAAGCCGTTGTTAATCAGGAAGGCGTCGCCAGTCGGCGGGATCAGGTCGCCGCTGCAAGCCGTCGTGGTGCCGTCCGATTCCACGCGATAGAGGATCGTGCCGGACAGGATATAGGCCATGCTCTGCGCTTCGAGGCCCGCGCGGATCGTGTCGCCGCCGATGGTCCGCCATGCCTTTTGGCCGGGCGTGCCGTACAGCACGACCTTCGTGCGGCTGCCCTCTGCGGTGGACGCCGCGTACAGGTTCACGACGCGCGCCGCGTTGACCGGGCGGGAACGCTGCTGGGCAAAGCCTAGGGCGAGAGGGCCGCGCATTAGTAGGTTTCCCCTTCGCCAACACTGAGCGGGTTTGCAGCAACAGCAGCGCCACCAGCCGCAACGGGGAGCAGGCCGTACTTGCGGAGGATTTCGATCATCTTGTCGTCAAAGGCGACGTAGTTGCGCGAGCCTTCGCCAGCGCCTCGGGAGCCTTGGTCTAGGTATTTAATGCCGGCAACACCTGCTTCTTGAAGATTGCGGGTGGCAGCCACTTTGTCGCGATAATTGCCAGGGACTAACTTTGAACTTTCATAAATGTTTGCGCCTAAAGGGTTGGGTGGTTGCTTGGGGAGTGTCATCGGCCCTTTACCCTCAAGTGCCGCCAACAACGCATTATCAAATTCTTGCATTTGCGCGGAATGGTCGGAATAACCAAACTTCTGCAACGCCTCTTGCACCGGCTTACCTTGCGCACTCAGTGGCTTATTCCAATCAAGGAACCTTTCCGGGTCGGCGTGAATGTTGACTTCGTACATGGAGCCGGGATTAACCGCTGGAATGGTGGAATAACCTTTTTGCTGAAACTCCCGAAGAATCTCCGCAGTTCGCGGAGATGCTGCTGCTAGTGCTTGGCCGTAATCATTACCCGCTTCCGACAGCGCGCGTGTTGCGTCCACATAATCAATTTTGCCGCCCCAAGCGCGCGGCGTGGCCGGGATTTTAGTCCCGTTATCTGCAAGCAAAGTTGGATGAGAGTTTTGCGTTAGGGCGTCACGATACCAGCGCGCGACCCCCTCATTCTCGGCAAAGTAAAGCCCATGCCCGTAGGCTTGCGCACCCTCGCCCGTGCCGATCTTGCTCATATCGAAGCGGTCGAAACTGTGCGGGCTGCCGTGATACGCGCGGATGGGCTGGGCTAGTTCCTTTGCGCCCTTGGTGATGAGCCGGCCGCCGGGGATAACACCAGCCGCCGCCGTGAGCATGTTTGCAACGCCGCCCGCCGCATCCCAGCCCCGGCCCTGCATCAACGCATTGCCCGTCTCGCCGCTGGCCTGCACCGTGTCGCGGATGGCCGCGCCGGGTGATAGTTCGGCAACGGCATTCGGCAGGCTCGCATAGGCTTTGCGCGCTTCGGGCGGCAGCATACGCCACGCCAAGGCAAGCGGGTTCGTCTCGGTTTCCGCAACTGCGTCCACCGCTCTTGCAAACCAGTTCTTGCGGGGCTTGTCCGCCACCGCTCACCCCTGCGAGAAGTTGAATCGACCAAACCGGCGAGGCCGCAGCGCAAGCTCGGGAGCCGACGTGATAGGCACGTAGTAGTAGGCTTGCAGGGCCGTCATAGCGCGCTGGATTGCAAGCTGGTCATCCGGGCTCAGGGATACGCCGTAGGTGCCGGCAAGCTCGCGCTGCAGCATCAGGCCGACGTTGCGCAACTGCCCATCCGGCACGTTCACGACGGTATCGAGCGATGACAGATCGGTGTGAGCGTAGCGGATGCCCTCGCTCTCGAAGCCCGCCAGAAGATCGTTCAGTTTCCGCAGGCCGTAATTGCCCTGCGTGTCGGTCATGGCTTCCTGATCCGCCACGATGCCAAGGTCTTGCATGGCGTAGGTAATCACGTCGCGTGCGGTTCGGCTGCTCATGATCCGCTCCTGATGCCCTGCCGGACGTGAAGGCGGCCCGTCACCACCACGAGGCCGGATGACGTGACGGCCTGGTGCAGGAAGTCGCCCTCTAGCTGGTATGTGTCGTCATAGGTCAGGGCGACCGAAAACGAGCCCGCTGCGGCTGAAACGATGGTCGTGGTCTTGGTCAGCGTCGGCGTCTCGCGCGCCGGGTCCCACGGCGGCTGCCCAACGCGCCACTGTACCGTCAAGCCGGACAGGCTCTGTACCGCGTTATCCGGATCGCGGGCGTACATGGGGAGCGTGCGTGTCTCGCCGGCCACGATGTCGAAGTTCTGGACGTTAGGCATTCGCCCTCACCACCTTCAACCCGCGCATGTTGAGCGCCATCAGCAGTTCAACGGCGGTTGGCTCGTACAGAGGCCGCGTCGGCGCCAGGACCGCGTGCAAGGCGTCCTTGATGGCGTTTAGGCGTTCTTCCGCCTCGATCCTGTCCCGCACCGTGTCGGTCATGCGGCCTCCTTGCGCGGCCTTCCGGGGCGGCGCTTCTCGGCAAGGTCGGCCATCGTCTCCGCGCCCATTTCCCGCGCGACGGTCACAAAGTCCGGTGTGTCGCTCCAGCCTTCCGGCACATCATCCGCGCACAGGAATACCCGGCTCTCGCCGTTCGGCCCGTAGCGATAGGACGGCCAAGCCTGATGGACATATGCCGCCGCCGGTCCAGGCGCCTTGATCGCCTCCCGGCGCCGCACCGTGTCCATAGCGTTGTAGATCGCGGCGACAATCGCCTGCGGGCTCATGCGCGCCCGGTTGATCCGCTCATACGTGGCGATGCCCGCCTCTGTCATGGCGTTACTGACTGTCATGCGGCGATCCTCATGTAATGGCGAGCGGCCCTGTACGCGCTTAGGTACACGGCGTCCGGCTCACGCTCTGGCAAAGCCTTTGCAATTGCGATGGCGCCCGGTCGGCCCAGTTTGTCGCGCGCTTCCCAACCGTCGAGGATGGCGCGCAGTCGGCCCGGAGGAAGCACAATCCCAAGGTCGCGCCGGATTTGCTCGGCACGAAGGACACGTTCGCCGCGCGTCGCGACGTAGAAATCCCACCAAAACCCCATATCCCGCAGGCGCGGGTTGAACCGGCCCGGCTTGCTGGCAACGGTGATCGGTAGAATGGGCAGATACTCGCCCGTCACGAAAGACCACGTCTCAGCGTATGCCGTATCCGCGAACCAGAACGGGAAGCGGTCATCGATCATCTTGCCGCCGATGCGGTCGATCCATTCCCGCGAGCCGCCCAGCACGGTCGGCTGTCCGGGGTTGGCGGTATCGTGAAGCGCAAAGGCCAGTAGCTCGCGCGGGAACCGGCCCTCGGTCGCCAGCATGGCGAGGCACTCGTCCCACAGCGGCGTTGCAATGAAGCCATCGTCGGCCAAGGCAATAACGATGTCGGCATCCACAACCGGAATGCAGCGGTTCCACACCTCTGCCACGCCAGCAGGGCGCGGACCGATGTTTATATCAATACCAGGATAGCCATTGAAGTGCTGGACCGTGGCCTCGTCGTCGGCATCGCATGAGACGATGAAGGCCACGTCATGCTTGCCGCTTGCCAGTGCGCGGGCCGTCTCGACCACCGCCGCCGCCCGGTGAGGGTTGCCTCGCGTGCCGACGATGAGGGCGACTTTCATGCCGCCTCCTTCATCTGCGAGCGCATCCAGGTTCCCCAGTTACCGTGGTACACGCGGCCATCGCTGGCGACGTGCCGGAAGTCCATTTCCGCGAAGGCCATGATGGGAATGCCCGCTTCACGGACAAGACGGCAAAACTCCACGTCCTCACCCCAGAACACGTTTCCACGCACCGCCGTCTGGAAATACGCGCCGACCTGCCCATCAGGGCTGGTGAATTCAGGCACCGTGAGCGCGTCGAAAACCGCGCGGTTGATGCGAAGGAAGCCGGTCGGCACAACGCCGCACTCGATCAGCCCATCGCTATCGGCCCAAATCTGCTCATGGGCGACCATCACAGGCCATTCGGGCGGGATCACCTTC